ATTTCCGTAACGCTCAACTTCCTTTTCGTATACGTCTGGTAAAAATTGTTGGGCGAAAGTTCCGCCGCCACTAGCACTATCAAAAGTAAGATAGTTACCAGCAAAAAGTGTTTTAGTAGGTGAAGGTGTTAACCCAGCAGGAAACGACCCACCATTTGAAAATAATCCCATTTTAAGAAATTTTTAATTATTGTTTCATTTTTATTCTAAGTCTTGAACTATCATCTCCACTAACTGCTCTGATTTTAAAACCACTGTTTGTCGTAACTTCTTGATGTGTACCTCTAGGATTCATATCAATGTTTTTAGATTTTGACAATTGTGTTTTAATTGCATCAGCCTTACCTTGTTCATAGAAATGATTAGCAATAGCGTCAGCATTCATAGCTGTAAATAAAGCTTTGTGATAACCAGCAGCATCTTGTATCTCGTTATTTTGATTAGTAAACTTACTAACTAAATTATTGATATCACTCTGATTATTCTTTACAGTGTTTACATCTTTAACTTTAAACCTATACTTGTTATTACCGACTTTATATTCAAAACCTTTGAACTCATCAGAGAACAATTTATTTGTTCTTTCTTCAAATACAGATCTTTGTTGTTGATTAAGCTGCTGTGCAGATTCTTGTTCGTTTTTATATTTATTGTAAAACTCAACCGCTTCAACTTGCTCTGGACTTAACTTCGAACTTAACTTAAGTTCATCGTAATACTTGTCTTTAAGCGTAGTTAAATTAGATTTAGCTTCAGCAATAGATTCTTTTAATGCTAGTTTTTTACGTTTTATATCTCTTTCCTCATCAACTTCTTCGTCATATGAAAACGAGTCTTCCATTAAAAAACTAATTTCTTCCTCAGATAAATGAGGTTTAGTTTGTCGATAGTGTTCACGGAGTATTTCCATATCTTCCATGCTATCGTAATCTTTATTCAAGTTAACGTAATCTTCTAGTGTTCCACCAGTATCACGCATGAAATCCAATAATTTATTTACATTTTCAGGTAAATCACTGGTTTCTTGACTATTATTTACATCTTCAGGCTGTTCTTTAAGCTTTTCAGGAATATCTTTTATTTTCTCAGCTAGAGTTTGCTCTTGCTCTTCAACTTGATCTTCCTCTACAAGTTCTAATACTTGTTCTTCTGCTTCGCTTTCTGTGTTATCGGTCCGTACTTCTCCGTCCACTCCTTGGCTAGTTTCGGCTTGTTGATCCACATCCACGCTTGTTGTTTCTTGCTCTCGAATGGCATCTGTTTCTTCTGTTTTAGGTGGTTGACGTAAATCTACCTTTATTACACCGTCGTCTTCAACGGTTGTGGTAGCTTTTGGTTCTTCTTGAACAACCTCTTCTTGAGGTGTTTCAACTGTTTCTGTTGTAGCTTCTGTAGTCTCTACATTTTCTACTTCTTGTGTTTCTTCTGACATAATAAAATAATATAAAATTGTTTAAAATTTATCTTGGTTCAAATTGTTCTAGGTTGAAACCACTACCCATTGTATCATTACCAGCAGATTCAAAGTTTTTAGGTTTTCCACCGCCTTGTCTTTGATCTATAAGCTGTGACTGTTGTGATGCTTGTATCTTTGTTCTCTCGTCTTTACGATCTTCTTTATATTTTTCTTTAGCATCAATTAAACTCTGATCTTTAGATTTCATCTGCATATTTAAGTTAAACTCAAATTGCATCAACTCTTTCTTGAGTTCTTTTTCAGTCTGTAATCTTCTAAGCTCTAAATCAGCTTTCATTTGCTCTAATTGAGTATTTTGCTGAGTAATAGCTTGTTGCTTCTGTACTTCAGCTTGTGATGCAACTTGTTGAGCTTGAGCGTTTGCTTGAGCCTGCGCTTGTATATTTTGTTGCTGCATCTGTTGATCTTTCTCTTGCTTCTTACGTCTACGTACTTTTAATAATTGATTAGCAAGTTTAAGATTTTTTACTTCTCTAATATCAATAGCATCTTCCAGATATATTTGATCTTTAGCTAACGCTTGCTGTATGTTATTTTCAAGCAATTGTTTTTCTTCTTCATCCGGAGCTAATTCAATAAATATACCAAAATCATGTAGATGCATGTTTGCAATATCATCTAATGTACCTACGTTAAATCTACCTATGCTAGATATAAAAGCATCTCTTGTTGGTGAGAACTCTAATATATCAGATATACGCAAGCTAATTGCCTCAGCTGTCTTAACTGTCAAGTATAAGCTAGACTGTAGTATATGACGAGTAGCTGTGTTAGAATTTGCTGCTGCAAGTTTTTGTACACCAACTAGTGCATTAGCATCTGGCATAGATCCGTCACGAGCTTCATTTAATCCAGTTACGTCTCTAATCATCTGTAGATAATAATTGTAAGTGCTTATAAGTGAACTTATTTTATTATTACCTCCGTTAGATGTTAATTCTTGAATAGGTACTTTACCTGGGTTCATATCACCCTCTTGTGTCAATGATCTACCAATCACGGAACCTGTTTGGAAGAACATATTTAAAGCTTCTTGCGGATTATAATTAGTACCGTTACCTAAGTCAATTTCAGCTAGACCATCTGCATCTAAATAAACTCCATCAGGTATCATACGAGATAATACTTGTTGTAGTTTTAAATGCGTTAATTGTATCATATCAGCAAAACCAGTTATACGACTAACTAGTGATTCGATACGTCCTTTGTATATTCTAGGTGCAACAACGTTGTAATTCATCATTACTTTTGTTGTATCACTCTTAGGTCTTATCATGTTTTTAGATAACTCCCACTTTAGCATTTTTTTAGTACCAAGTACAAATGCTCCATCGTAAACAACTTCTACAGATCTTGATATCTTATCAAATAAAGTTCTAGCGTCTTTAGGAGGATTAAACTGATCATCTTTCTCTATAATTTTTAATGCGCCAGATGCAGTTTGTTTTACTTTGTAAACTTCATTATTGTACGTCTTGTAATTAAAGTACAATACTTGTATTGTGTTGGCATCTAAAACACTATCTTCGTTTATAAATCTATTGTGCGAAGCTGATGTCTGTACACCTTGTTTAGTTAGTTCTTTTAAATCTTCATCTGATAAATCTGGGAATTCAGTCTTTAGTTCGTTTACAGTAACACTCTTAACTTCACCCACATAATATATATCATCAAAGTAAGGTGAATAAGTATATGAATAAACAATATCAGCAGGATCTACATACTCTACTTTAATACCTTGTGATTTATTAAAGTTATTCTTAATACAGCCTATACCAATAGTAACTAAATCATAGTTTACTCTTCTCTGTATAAGATCATATTTATTTTGATTAAAAATACTATTTATAGCTTGTTCTTCTGCAATCTCTATCGACTGTTTATAGTCAAGCTGCATATGTATTGATAACTCTTCTTCATTCTCAGGTAATAACTCAGGATTGTTATTATATATATCAACACCTAAATCATTTTTAACTTGATCATTAAACTCTCTAGTTTGCATATCAGTTAATATAGATTCAATGTAGTCTGTTCTTTTCTTTACACTAGTATCGTCTTGTGAGAAAGCTTTAACGTCATACAGTCTATCTGACATGCCATTAACTACTATATCAACAAACTTTGGGATAATAGGTACAGGCTTCCAGTCTAAGTTCAAATAAGATAAATCACCATTAATAGACAACTCATCTTTATATTTCTTTACAGATTGTTCACCTCTTGCATATAATCTTAATCTATGATATTCATCCCTGTTAGAATAAAAACGCGTCGCACCAGAGTCTCTTTTAAACCACTCATGCTCAATAGCTCGCGCTACTTTCAGACCATACTCTAATCCGGCCTTTTCAGCATCACTTGCTATTTGACTTGGAAATGAACTTTTTAATATTGTTTCAGCCATGCTATTTAATTATTTGCGAATGCATTCCTTTATTGTTAAATCTTTTTATTTTTATTCCCAATGATTGTTTTTCATATTTTGGTTTTGGATGATATAAATGCCTATTGCAAGCCATAATAGCGAGGCCAGAACTAATAGTAGCGTCATATTTAGTTCTTTTGTTAATATCAAACCTTGCCCAGTCGTTGAGTGTTCTATTAAAGTAGATGTTTCCAGCACCTTCTTCGTTGTATCCAACATATTTCTGTATATAGGTTTCTATAGCAGCAGCATGTGCTTGCTTTATATCCTCAGATGTGTTTGGTATACCACCTATCTCTCTTTCGGTAACAGATAGTTTATTCCAAACCTTGTCTGGTCTATTCATTGAAAAACCTCTATAACCTCTTCTTCTTAAGTGATATAGAAGTCTCGGCTTGTTGTTTTCTGCCAGTACAGGCATACCATAATAAACTAAAGCCATTAATACATCTTCAAAAAATAGCTCTGCCGTCTGTGGTCTAGCTACGTACTCTAAGAAGAAAGTATTTGGTGGAGCATCTTCCATACTAAATTTAGTAAGTCCGTGTAAAGCTCCTTTTGATCCAGTTCCATCAACTGTTCCTGATATATCATATGAGTCACAGCCAAATGCACCCATGTGTTCATTACCTGGATATTTAATACCATTCTTTACTATTACATTGTTTTCTAAATTATTAGGTGGCGTCCAGCTAACTAAGAATCTACCATTTTTATTTGGTGAGAATATAACTTTAGTGTCTTTTATACCGTTTTCCCATAGAAAACTTCCCTGTGTAACTAATCCACTTCTAATAGCATCTTCATTATAATCTATCTGCTCGTATATTTTAGCTAGATTAAATATACTATTTTTAGCTTCATCACGGAATGCGTGCTCTTCTGTTCTTGGAAACTGACGATAGTATTCATTTAAACCATCACTATCGTGTTTTAAACCATCAACTTCGTTTTCCCAAAAGTCGATGACACCTGTATCGATGTATTGTTCATCAACTCCAAGGACGGGTTCCTCTGGAGTATCAAAGACAGGGTATCCATAAGCATCAATGTATCCTTCGTAGTTCCATTCCATAGGTATGAACAAACTATATAATCCCGAGCTAGTCTGTCCATTGCGATTTCGTTTTGTAACATCTGAGTCATGATAAAGTTTTTTGAAGTTATCTCCTCCTTTTTCTAACGCATTGGATGTCGACCCCATCATACATTTACCAATAATTCTACTACCTAGTCGCAATGTAGTTTTTGTAACCCTCCAGTTATTCAATATATTATCAGGTCTCTCCCACTTACCTGATTCATCATGTACTAATAGTTTTAATTTTTCACCGTCGTAACTATTGTCACCTGTATTCTTCCAGTCTATTGTTGTATCGAGTCCCTCAAGTATCTGTCTTTCACTTTTTTCCGTAATCGACTTTTTAGTGAGTTTGGATGCTGGTACCCTGTATGCAAGCTCTGACTTTGGTCTGTCCATCCCGTCTTGTATCGGTTTGAAAAAGAACGGGTAGTTGACGGATATAGGTACCACTTTGTCTGTAAACATCTTCTTTGCATCCGCACCGGACTTAGATAGTATTCCAAATCTGGCATCTGATGTAATTGTAGCTTGGTTAACAGTTTCTGCTGATGACATAAAGCTAAATCCAGACCGTCTATTCTTGAGATAGCACATTCCATAGCTTCGTTTATCTGCCTTGCATGCCTCCCAGAATATAAAAAATAATCTGTTTGCTTCCCTATAATCTGGTCGCCCAACATCAATCTTGGTCCACTGCAGGTACATGTAGTGAGTACCAGTAATATAAGTAGGTTTACCTTTATTATTAAACCAATAACCCTCTTCGCGTCTGGTAAATTCTTTATCAATATACGCATACCACTCAGTTTTAAATGATTCTGGATAACTCTCCCAATCAAATATACTCTTAATGTTTTTGAGCTCTCTAGGATAATCCTCTGCAACCCATTTATTATCAGTATTAACTACTTCTTTAGGAACTGATGGTAATGCTATACACAAATTTTGTATTTCAAGCACTTCACCTATAGTTCCGTCTTTACTGATAACTACAACATCGTACTCCTTATTGTAACCATACTCCCACTTCTTATACCTATTTATTCTTTTAATGACATTAGGCTTTATTGGTGTAACGGTTTTAACTAAAGTCTGTTCGTACATTATCTTGATCTTCTTTCTGCAAATCCACTGAAGCTTTCTTTAGATTCAACAGGTTTGTTCTCCATCAAATTCTTTTCAGCTTCTATGCGTGTAAGAATTTCAAAAGCATCAAATATTGCAAGCTTTTTAGTTGCAGCAGCGTTCTTTAATCTATCAGCGGCAAGTTCATCATCGCCACCTTCAACAATTATTTCTTCTTCTGCCACCCGTATAAGTTCATGTACTGCCTTATACCCAGCTTGTATTATATTCGACTTCAGTTCCTTTGCGTTCATATTTAATTGAAATTGAATTAAACGGTACTCTATATAATCGCTCGCCTTCTATAACAAACTCATATTCACTGTTTGGTGTAAAACCTACTAAATCATCATCTTCTAAACCAAAGTCTCTTAAATTGCGCCCTACGTGCTTTAAAACACCTGTGAGCGGCTCTTCTTTGTCTTCAGATAAATCATTAATACTTTTAATTGGTTTTACAAAACAAAAACCCGGTGGTGTGTACCATTTACCAC